CCGCTGCTGCTAAGTTAGCTGCTGCAGCCGTAAAACCAACAGGAGGTAAATAGTTATGGCAAAGAAAAAAGCAAAAAACGCAGACGTAGAGTCTAATGAAATAATTTTAGACGGTATACCTGGTGCGGACCAAATGTCCGAAGAAGATGCAAATAAAGAATTTAAAGTAGATTTAAATTTTGAGGATGAACCTAAGTCAGAAGATGACGAAGTAGAATTTCCCAAGGAGGGAGAAGTTGAAGAAATTACAGAAGAGGAACTCAAGACTGATACTGAAGAGGCAGAGCAAGACTCTGAAGAGGAAGCAGAAGCAGAAACAGCAGAAGTTGAGAGCGAAGACGGAGAAACTGGAGAACAAACAGAAGTATTGGCAGATGATGCAGGAGATACACAACAATCTGAGGGAACAGTACCGGAAAGTGCTGACGGAGAAGCTCCAGAAAAAGAAAAAGAACCAATGATACCTAAATCTAGGTTCGATGAAGTGCTACAAAAGCAAAAAGCGCTGCAAAAACAGCTAGACGAAGCCCAAAACCCCCCACTTGAAGCTATAAAAGAAGCTCCAGAGTATAATTTTGACGAAAAAGAGCAAGAATACCAAGAATTAGTGCTAAATGGAGAGCAAGATAAGGCCACAAAGCTACGTGCAGAGATAAGAGACGCAGAAAAACAGCAAATGATGTTCGAAATGCAGTCTAGAATGGGCCAAACTGTCCAACAAAGCAACGAAGCTACTGAATTACAAGCAAAAGCAGTAGAAATACAAAAAATTTACCCTATGCTAGACGAAACTAGCGCTGTTTATGATGAGGTAAAGACCCAAGAAGTGCTAGATCTACGCGATGCGTACATGATACAAGGCCGTACGGGTGCAGAAGCGTTGCAAAAAGCAGTAGATTTACTTATGCCAAGCCCTGTAGACGCAAAAACACCAGATCCTGTAGAGCAAAAAGTAACAGAAAAGAAAAAAGTTGCTAATGTAAGTAAAAAAATAGAGGCTGCAGAGTCTCAACCACCTGCTATGAAAGGTAAAAACAAAACAGAAAAGAAAATTGATTTAAACACGCTATCGGCTGAGGAGTTTGACGCGTTACCACCAGAAACTTTAAAAAGAATGCGTGGTGATTTTGGCTGATTTGTGTTATAAATAAAACAAGTTTCGTTTGTTAGAACGATATCTAACTTGGAGCAGTCCAATAAAACACTGTTTTTCGCCCGTTACGGCGTTAATCTAACCGGGATCGTACCCGTAAAAGTCACGCTAACGTCCCCCCAACGACAAAGGGTACACGGACAAAAGTCGCTCCAAAAGTCGACTGGTTAATTAATTTTTTAATGGAGACATTATTATGGCTAATACTAATTTTAGCTCATTGACCAGTGAACAGTTGACAATCTGGTCAAGAGATTTTTGGCGTGTCGCAAGAAATATGTCCTTCATTAACCAATTCGCGGGTGCGGGTTCAAACGCAATGGTTCAGACTATTTCTGAACTTACCCAATCAGAAAAGGGAGCTAGAGCTGTATTAACACTTTTAGCTGACATGACTGGTGACGGTATTGTGGGAGACAACACTCTCGAAGGTAATGAAGAGTCATTAAGAGCTTTCGACATCGTCGTTCAACTCGACCAATTGAGATTTGCAAACAGACTATCCGGAAGGTTAGCTGATCAAAAATCAGTTGTGAACTTTAGGGAACATTCAAGAGATGCTCTTGCTTATGCAATGGCTGACAGAATGGACCAGTTAGCATTCCTATCTTTAAGTGGGATTAACTATACACTTAAAAACAACGGAGCATTAAGATCTGTTCTAAATACAGGACAGAACCTTGGTGATCTTGCGTTTGCAAGTGATGTGAGTGCGCCAACTTCTAATAGACATAGAAGATTTGATGCTACTAATGGTATCGTGGCTGGTGATGTTACTGCTATAGCAGCAGCTGACAAACTAAGCTACAGTGCGATTGTTGATTTGAAAGCTTATGCTAAAGATCAATACATTAGAGGTATTAGAGGTGCTGGTAATGACGAGATGTTCCATCTCTTTGTTACTCCACAAGTTATGGCTGACCTTAAACTTGATTCAGACTTCCTTGCTAACGTAAGGCAAGCTGGTATTAGAGGACCGCAATCAAGCTTGTTCTCTGGTTCATCTAGCTTGATGGTTGATGGAATCATGGTTCATGAGTTCAGACACGTCTTTAACACAACTGGAGCTTTATCTGGTTCATCCTCAAATGCAGGAGCCGCTGGTTATAAAGGTGGTGCTAATGCTGACGTTAACTACTCCGCATGTTTATTCTGTGGAGCACAAGCGCTAGCTATGGCTGATATCGGTATTCCAGAAATAGTTGAAGATTCATTTGACTATGGAAACCAAAACGGTATATCAATAGGAAAAATATTTGGTCTTAAGAAGCCTAAGTACAACTCTGACCACACAGGTCAAGTTGAAGACTTTGGTGTTATTAGATTAGATGTAGCATTCTAATTGTGATATATTTTATAGGTGGTCAAACTTATTTGGCCACCTATTTTTAAAGGAGTTAATTATGTGGGTTGTATCTACAGAAGACAAAACAGTAGCTTCCACTTGGGGAGCAACAGTTAGATTAGTGGCGAATGAGCCTAAACAAGTTGGAGACGAGCTAGGTTTACTTTGTCTGCAAAATGGTTGTTCTCAAGTAAAAGAACCTCCTGTACTAGAAGAGGAAGAGGCTCCAGTTGTTGAAGACTCTCCAAAAATTGACGAGGGTTCTGGCGGAGCAGAAGTTGAAGTGCCGGTAGAGGCAAGTTCACCTAACTTTAACAGTATGACTAAAGTGCAGTTAGAGGAATATGGACGTACCATCGGTATTGAACTTGACAGACGTAAGAAAAAAGCATCTTTGATAGAAGAATTAGAAGCTGCAAGTTCATAAATTAAAGTGATTTATGGCAAGGACATTAACATTAACTAATATA